ATGCTGACCTGCCATTTCCGTAGCGGAAAAAAATATACCCGTCCGCTTTCTGTATGCCAGATAACGCCGACTAGCACCCTGCACAATGTGTTTCTTGAACGGAAAGGCTTTGCTGTAACATCTCGGGCTGAACGGGTTATTCTCTATGGCAATAAATATGCGGTTGTTTACTACTCGGGAAATGACAAACCCTACATTATGAAAACCGCAGGGCTTAATTTTCAGGCGTGTTCAAATTTCACAGAACATGCTGTGTTTGACTATTTTTGTCGTATAGCTGAAGAGCGTATTAGTGATGCTCGTGGAAACGATAGGAGTATTGCTGAGAATGTCCTTCGTCAGATAAAGAGAATTGTTCCTCATCCTGATACTGCCTTGCATGCATACTGTTCAGGACAGAATAAAAAGCGTGATTTTTCGGGAAATTTGATTTTTCCATTCGGTCTTAATGAAAGTCAATTACTGGCAGTCGAACGGGCATTCTCTTCACAGATTTCAATTATCGAAGGGCCTCCAGGAACCGGTAAAACGCAGACCATTCTCAATATTGTTGCGAACATATTGATTCAAAATAAAACAGTGGCGATTTTATCCAACAATAACACAGCAGTCAGTAATGTTTATGAGAAAATGGATAAGCAAGGGCTGGGATATCTGATTGCCCGACTGGGGAGTTCGGAAAATAGACAGCGATTTTTTTCTACACTATCCTTGATACCTGATGAAGTATTATCAGATTCTCCGCCAATAGGTGTAATTGACGATGTTCTTCAACAGGTGAAAAAATATCTAAACGCCATCAATCAAGTTGCTTTGTTGAAAGCGGAAATTGATGAGCTGAATATTGAGCATAAATACTTGCAGCAATGGCAGGAGAGGAATCTCCTATCTGAGGAGTCTTTTGCTAGTAGCCACCATTTTTCCTCTCGGAAAACAGCTGACCTGATGGCTTACATTCATTATCTTTCTGGGCGGCGGGTTGGGTTTAAAAATAGAATTGATTTATTTCTGAATTTTAGAATTATAAGAGTAAAGCCACTGAAGAACCAGGAGAAAAGACTGGGGATTTTCACTTCTCTTCAGTTATCTTTTTATAAAAAATCCATTCAGGAAAAACAAAAATCTCTAGATGAGTATAATGTTATATTAGCTACATCAGATTTTAATACTTTGCTAGGCCAGCTTGTGTCGCTATCGATGGATTATTTGAAAGGATATTTAAAAAAAAGCATTCCAATAACAAAGTCATTTTTCGCAGAGACGTATAAAGATAACTTTAACCAATTTATAAAACGCTTTCCTATTATCGGAAGTAGCACCCATTCCATTATCAACTCTCTTGGGAATGGGGCTATTCTTGATTATGTAATCATCGATGAGGCCTCGCAGCAAGATATTGTTCCAGGCATTTTGGGGTTAGGGTGTGCCCGAAATGTGATTGTTGTAGGGGATCGCAAGCAGCTCCCGCATGTTCCTGTATTTAGCTCAAGTATTCCACCGACAGAATACTATAATTGCGTGACGAATAGCCTTCTTGATTCTCTCTGTATTTTATTTGGGAAAACTGCACCGGTAACGCTTTTGAAAGAACATTATCGCTGTCACCCTAAAATAATTCAGTTCTGTAATAAGCAGTTTTATGATAATACACTGATCCCGCTGACAACAGACTCAGGCGAGTCATCATTATCTTTGGTGATTACGGCAAAAGGAAACCATACCCGCAATTTCTCTAACCTCAGGGAGCTTGAATCAATAGAGGAACATTCCTGGGATGAAAAAAGCAGTAGAGGATATATTGCCCCTTATAATGCACAGGTTAATCTAGCTGAAACTGTGCTACCTGCTGACTTTGTGAAATCGACGGTGCATAAATTTCAAGGAAGAGAGTGTGATGAGATCGTTTTCTCAACCGTTCTGGATAGAAAACACAGTAGTCAGCAAAGTAAGAATATTATGTTTGTTGATGACCCTAATCTGGTGAACGTCGCAGTTTCTAGAGCTCGAAAAAAATTTACCCTAGTGACAGGAGATGATGTCTTTGAAAATCACGGCAAGCATATTGCTGCACTGATTCGTTACATCAAATATTATGCTAACGATGAGGATATTTGCGAGAGCCCAGTGATATCTGCGTTTGATTTGCTGTATAGCGAGTATGATAAATCACTGGAACGGTTAAATATCCAGCTGAACCCAGATGATTCTAATTTTAAGTCAGAGCAGATTGTTGCTAGCCTGCTGCGGGATGCATTATCACTGGATAACTATCGAAACATGATGTTCCATTCACAGATAGCATTGAACCAGTTGGTATCGTTGGAGTTGGGTGAATTTACCCCCAGAGAACTGTCATTTATGCATAACCGGGCCAGCTGTGATTTTGTTATTTACTATAAGGTTGGTAAGACTCCGTTGGGTGTTATTGAAGTAGATGGCGGATATCATCTGGAAAGCCCACAGATTGAGCGCGATGAACTTAAGAACAGTATATTGAAGAAATGTAACCTGCCATTGCTCAGGTTATGTACGATCGACAGTAATATAGAAGGTAAGTTGGGAGCGTTTCTGTCTGGTCTATTGCACTAAAAATAAGTAAAAGAGCAAGATAGTGTACTAATAAATCGTTAGTGACAAAGCCTTGCTGGCACCGGGGGATGGAAGAGAGTTTACAATATATTTCGCACCGTCATGCAAATTCAGATGCGCTCCGGGTAGCATCTTGATGCGGAGAATGGTCGTTTCTATTATTACGCGGTGGTGAGCATTTTTTCTAGCCATCAATCCAGTCTCTCAGATACTGATTGGCTACGGGGGTATCTTCAAGGTACTTGGCGGTCGATGTTGCCAGGGCGCTCACGTGTTGTCACTGGAGGCTTTCACCGTGGAGCGTTTAGTGGCCCGGTGCGAGATTTCAACCCAGAACGGTGTTTTTATCTCGGTATTGACGTCTCTTCTCGTTGGCTGGCGCGAGGGAGATTTGAGCTGCATATAGACAGGCTATCGGTCTAAAACTCAAGTCGATAAAGCTCTGCAGTGCTTAAGGCGAAAGGTTAACCACGCGTTCCATTATCCAGTATTGAAGCTGTTTTACTGATTCTCTGGATACGTGATTGGTTTGGTAGACTTCAGAAGCGGTACTCATGGCGTTCCCTGCATACGCCGAAGTTGATATGCAGGGATTTGATATAATTGTGTTTTTATGTGTTCGTTAAACTTTTTACCCGCAATTTTACCCATTTGAGCTGGATAGGAGGCGATTCTTAAATTCGCAGTGGTCGCTATAACGCCAGCGCGAACGTCCATGAATCTTCTCTGGTTTTACCAAGGTGCCATCCTTCACTCGGTCATAAATGAAGGTTTTCCCGAAGCCAGTATCCGCCATGATGAATTTCAAATCAACGAGCGAATCTGGGGTCATATTATGTGTCATGATTTTATCTCCGGACAGGGAATCGAACCTGTCATTTTTTCCTGATCTGATTGCCTAAGTGTTCAGTGCGTCTGCGCCAGCAGATCTATCTATGCATGTATTCGTTGATAATCTTCAGCACCTCTTCACCAACCCCTTCCCGCAGGACCAGGGTGCGTCCATCCCCATCGATCTCTGCATCGCTGAGCAGTTCAACCAGCCGGCGGGCGCGTGTCGCGCTAAACTGGCTGCCGGTGACGCTGCGGGTGACTTTCTTTTTTCCCTGGGCTTTCGCCCGCTTCACATCCTCCTGCAGTACATCCCCGGCGCTCTCCCCGTGCTCCTTCACGCGATCGACTGCTACATCCATAGCTACCTCGCCGTCTTTCACCAGCTGCTGTACGTCGTAATTCGACGCGCTGAGGATCAGCAGTTTGTCTACGGTTGCGCGGCTTTTGTGGATCAGCTTGGCGATCTCATCTGGTGTCAGATTGAACGCGGCCAGCTCCTTCACAACGAGGCTTTGTTCGAACTGCGTCAGCGGCAATTGGTTGTTGCTGGTCATGATGCGCGCTACGCGCTCCACATCGCTGCCCGTGAAGGGAGCAATGGCGATCAGTTCGATGGGTTTGCCAGCCTCTCTTACCCGGCGATACGCTCGAATGCGGCGGTGCCCCTCTACGACCCATACACCGCCCTCATCGCGTGGACGGACCTCAAGCGGCGGCACCGTTCCGCCGGAAAACAGGAACTGAAATAGATCATCATCAGCCTGCTGCGTCCGCTCATCATCAATACGCTTGTTAAACCCTTCCTGTACGTGGATATTATCCAGGCTGATGAACATTCCGCTGTCACGGCGAGAGATAGGGCCACCTTTTCGGGACATCTTCTTGAATGAGTTAGCCATTGCTGACCTCCTTTGTCCTGCTGATGAGAATCAGCATGTCACCTTTGGTTTTGACTACTATGGAGCGCCCTGGCTGAATAGCCTCAAGGTTGAACGCCTCGCAAAATGATTCTAGGGCCAGTGATTTATCGTCTTTCCTATTCCACCACCGCCAGCCTTTACGCAAGGCTATGGCGAAAACCCATTGCCACGCTTTGATGCTCATCCAGAGCCAGATGATTACAACCTGAAGCATGATCATCCAATCGGTGGCTGAGTATTTAGCAAAGGTTTCCATTAACACGCCTCCTGATACGCGATGGCCATCTGTTCTGCGTCATTCATAGCGTCATGAAGCGCATGGTGCTTAATCATCTGGAAGCACGGCTGGTGCCCCTCTAAATAGCCCTTACGCCCGCGGGTTGGGACCTTGGTATCGATGTATGTCCTAACGTCGCGCTTGCCGTTGTAACGCCATGGACACTCCAGACCGCACATGCGGTAGGCGTTCTCCAGAATGGCGCCATCAAAATCTGGCCCACGAAAAAACACCCTGGCACCGGGGTGATAATCCAGCCAGCGAGAGAGGCCGATCAGGGCTTCGCTGAGGGCTACGCGATCGCCGGTTAGAGCTTCGTGTGCATCCTCGGCCTGGTCTTTCCACCACATCTGGGTTTTTTGGCTGACGGTTCGGCCCAGCATCAGCTGATCTGTGGCGTCGAGCCGGGTATAAAAAGCCAGCACGGAGAAGTCCTGCAGATCGATATCGCGGGATACCTTCAGGATGTTGGCCTGGGTATCCTCCAGATTGCTGACATCTACTGCAAAAGCCCCGATAGAGAGCAGCAGGGCGCTCGGCACGGTATCCATGGTTTCGGTATCGATAACGACGTCTTTAGTCATCGCTGGCCGCCTTTGTAGTCTGATGGATGATTTCCAGATTCAGTTTTTTAGCCAGCGCGATACGCGCCAGCTCTTTGCTTTCCCCGTGCTTCAGGAAGCCATCTTCTACAATCTCCTGCAGGCGCTCTTTTGTGAGTTTCATTATTCATCACCCAGCAATTCAGCATAATTAATAAACTCACCAAAACACTGCAACTCAGCGCCAGCCATGAAATAACCCAATGCCTCGCTGCGTGAATCGCTTTTGAAGGTGTTCAGCGGATAGCGCTCATAAAATTTGTTAATCAGGTGCGCCATTTTCAGTTCAGGTGCTGGCTGGTTTCCCATCTTGGCTCGTTCCTGCCATGCTAACCAGGCAGCGTTTTTCGCACCAACTCCTGCAATTGGAAGGTTGTCTTCGTTATTCCACGCGTCGAACAATGCTCGCTCATCTATAACTGCCGGCGCTGGCTGGGCGGTGTAGAGTGGCGCTACCGGCAGCCCGGAGCGCTCCGCTTCAAACAGCCATGCGTCAACAGGATTTAGTGAGTGCTCGATTGGCGAGCCGCCTGATTGGTACATCAGCGACTTTGCCCGCAAAAACAAATCATGGACAGAGTTGTCGCTTATTGCAGGCTCCAATACAGGCGCTGGCTGGGCGGTGTAGAGTGGTTGATACAATCCACGCAAGCTCGCATCTTCTGAAAATGACCAGCGCGGTTTAGGATTTCCGTTAATGTCAGTGGTGCGATATCGCCACGCCACCGGCTCAGCCTCCAGCGACGCCAGCGCGATGCGGGCAAGTTCGCGCTCTTCACATGCTGTAGGGGCATCTCCGATGCCAAGAAAAATTTGCTTTGCTCGTTCTTTGGTAATAGTGGTCATGGGTTAGTGGCTCCTGAATCCATTGCAACCGCGAAGAAATTCGACGATATATCCCTTCATTTTTTCCTGACACTGCCCAGACCATCCATTCGGCGGCGTCCACCGTTCTACAAGATCGGCCATCTTTTTCGCCTTGGCTGGCGTGACATTGAGGGAGTCATTGGTGTGCAGCTGATTAACCAGCTTTTCCATGCCTGGTATATCCAGCACAGCAAACCATGTGCCATTAGCCATGCCGAGTCCGGGGATGCGCTGCCCACTACGACGTTTATCTGTGAGTTCTACAGTCATGGGTTAGTCCTTTACAAAAATGATCCAGTGGGTCTTGTCGCCCTTCCCGGTGCGCTGGCCAATCGCCGGTTTCTCGTCTGTAAGCGCTAAAATCTGGCTTACCGGTATCTGGGTTTCATTCCATTTGAAGATAAGAACGCCTTGTGGCCGCAGCACTCGGAAGGCTTCGCGAAATCCGGCGCGTAGGTCATCGCGCCAGGTTTCTTTGTTCAGCCGACCGTATTTTTTACCCATCCAGGCGTTTTCACCGACGCGCTCAAGATGCGGCGGATCGAATACAACCACAGGGAAAGAAGCATCGCCGAACGGTAGCGCGCGGAAGTCAGCAATCACGTCATGGTTTATGACTAGGCTACGCCCGTCGCAAAGGGTGTGCTGTTCGGCGCGAATATCGCTAAAAACAGCGCGCTCGTTCTGCTTGTCGAACCAGAACATGCGGCTACCGCAGCACATATCTAAAACTGCTTGCTCTGCCATCTCACTCCCCCTTACTGGCGCCAGCGTCCAGCCATTCAAATACATTCCAGTATTTCGACCAATCTTGCTGATCGTACTCATCAGCATCTTCATTCCATTCCCCAGCAAATGGGTTTTCGCAAACAGATGTGAGCCATAAACCAATTGCTGGTGATTCAGGATTGCTCTCGAAAATTTCAGCAATTCGAGGCCAGTGATTGACGTATCTTTCGTCCACGGGGAAATCAATTAGATACTGGCGAATGCATTGCGCAGCGCGGGCATAGTCTTCTCGAACTACGATCATGTTGTCGTACGTCATCGCCAGCACAGCGCGATTATGTTCGGGGATATCCATGCGTTTAGGTAAGGGCCAGACTTTATCGATCTCCCAGGTGTAAGAGTTTCTGGCCATACCGAGATAGCGCACAGCCATATCATTCCAGATAACTGGGGCACTTCCCCAAGCGTTCTGTAGCTCTTCCATTTTCTCGGATTTCTCGCCTGGCCATACTGAAATCACTGTTGAATAACTCATGCTTTTCCCTCCCGCAGCTGTTTTGCATAACAAAGCATGAAATTTACGTCATCTTCGCACCAAACATTTTCACTGCATTTTTTTGCCAGCATCTCCACACCCTGCGCCATCATCTCGTTGATGAATGCGTCGGTTTCCGTGGTGGTTATTTTCGATGGCAAATATGTACCCGGATGTTTTAAGTCGGCGTTCTCAGCTGCCAGCGCCTCGTTTTCATCCAGCAGCGCTAACGCTAACTTACGCAGGTGAGCGTTACTGCCTATTGACTGGTTAGATAACTCTTCACGCAGCGCCTGTTTGTCTACCTGGCTCATGCTGATGCCTCTGCGCTTTTCTCAGCGTCGTCTTTGTACTCAAGAACGGAAACCAGGCCGAGGACGATATTGGACAGGAGGAATAGCTTTAGCCCCGCCTCATGGCGCCAGCGGTAGGGGAGATCGTCATCATCTTCATAGGCTGGATCTGACAGGAGGTTGATCTGCTTAAAGTGAAATTTATTAGTGAGGACGAAAGTGATGTCGCCATTGAATACCAGGCGAAGTTTTTCGACGGTGAAGCATGCGGATAATTTATCCAGGATCTCATCAGAGATTGAGAAGAGCTCAGTCTCAGAGTATGTGATCACCTCTTTCTGTCCATCCATGCGCCCGAGCTGCACCATGTTGCCGATAGTGAACCCGTCAAACGGCTGCATGTCATTTTGCAGATAATTTTTCAGGCGAGTAGTCAGGCCATGCTTAGGGTCGCTGACGTTGATGGTCTCGGTTTTAACGGAACCAGTGACCTTTACCAATAGGTGCATGCACATGTTGGCCATATTCGCGCTTGGCGTATCTACAAACAGAAGGTGGTTTCCCTCGTTGTAGTAGCAGGTAAGAAGCGTTGTTTTTACAAATGCCGTCTTGCACATTTCGGCTAAGACCGCTTGCTTGAGTTCGTTTTTCACCGGACGGCTAATTTTCTCACCCAGCAAATTCTTTGCCTGTAGCTCCGCAATGCGTTCGCTGAGTTTGGCGACGATCGCTTTCGCCGGGATTACTTTTTCATCGTAGCGAATAGTGAAAGAGAACCCGCCAGTAATCGGGGTGATCATCTCACCGGTAATATCATTGGCCACGAAGCCATATCCATGGAACGCCGTTTCTATAACATCGGTGAACAGCTGCTCCTGCATGTGAGCCAGCAGGTTCTCAGTGTTAGGGAGCGTCGCCTTATAGGCGATGGCATTTTTGATTTGAGCAAATTTCATCGTTATCTCCACACATTTTTTAGGTACGAGTGTCCCCGGCGCTGATTACGGATAATCAACACGATTGGCATCTAAGGGATTCACACAGAGAAGAGCTCTAGCCGGATAGACTGAATAACTCACTTCATACTTAAGTTAAGGTTAGCCAGAACCCTTCTCTGTGTGTGCCACGTATCGTGTGGCTACGGTGATCGCCTGTGTTGGAAGTCACATCGATCACTGCTGGTGTTATGACGGCACCGCCAGCTGGCCGTGGGTTTCCCGTAGTACAGCAGGATGAGCACTCAGCCAACGCCCCTGGAGGCCAAATACTCATGCTGCTGTAAAAAGGGCGGCGACCCGAGAAGCGCCCTGGTGTTGATGCTGCAGGGGCCGCCAACTGATACAAGGCAATTTTTACCGGATATCCGCGCTCGGTTTCCCTACGGTGCCGCCGGTTCGGCGCTGGTTTGAATGCTTGTGATAAAACCGATGAATTTAGTTTAAACAATAAAACAAAATGGTCAATAGTTTGGTTTGAAGTTTTAAATATTTTTTTGTGGGCATGAAAAAACCGGCATGTGCCGGTTTGATGTTTGGGGATGGATGTATGGGGTTAGATCAGGCTTTGCTCAACTCTAACGCAGACGCCGACGATCTCACACATGCTGTCTAGCTGGATTGGCTTATAGTTAGGGTTAAGAGGCATCAAGTAGATGTTCGGTCCATCTATCGATAGTTTCTTTACCGTCGCCTCATTTGTACTTTTCAGCCGAGCAACGACGATGCGCCCATTTACCGGGTCACCTTCAGGGTCAACTATGACGATAGATCCCTCTGGTAACGACACTCCGGAACCAGGGTTAGACATTGAGTCACCAACGACGCGAAGAGAGAATGCATATGGTGATACTTTTGCTGTAGTTTCAATCCATTCCGTTAACTCATCAAAGTGATTTTCCACTATTTCTTTCCAGTTTCCTGCCTGAACTTGAGAGAGTAATGGCACCCGGCGGTAAAGATCTGGACCAGGTATTGCGTTACCGCTTACTTCCTCAATATGGCCTCCTTCTAGGAGCCATCGCTCAGATACTCCGAGGACGCCGGCGAGCGGAGACATGTACTTTGAAGATGGTTCAGTCCCACCGTTAACCCATTGGCTAACAGTGCCTTTTGATGCGCCTGTTGCATCACTTAAATCCTTGCTTTTCAGCTTTAGAGTGCGCATTCGCAGGCTTATGCGGTCACTCATACTCTCTTTGTGCATGTTTAAAAATTTAAACTAAATTGAGTTTAATTTCTTGACCATCTTTTGTTTGAAAGATTAAACTTACTCCATCTGAGTAAGGAGGGTTCCATGCATAAAAACGACGTCATTGCTTACTTCGGCAATGGCACAAAAACCGCCAAGGCGCTAGGTGTCTCCAAGTCGACCGTCAGCTTGTGGGATGTGGTCATCCCTTGGAAATATGCGCTGCTAGTCGAGAAGGTAACCAAGGGCGCCATCAAGTACGACGCGGCCTTATACCAGAAGAATAATACAGCTGGTTGTAATCACCAGTAACTACCGCGAGGGAAAGACGATGGTAGACATCAAGGTAACGATCAAGGAGATGTGCAAGGCATTTCCAGGTGGCCAAAAGGCGATGGCCACACAGCTTGGCATGACCTATGACGCGTTCCGCAATCACCTGGATCAGAAGTGCGCTAGCCGGTTCTTCACGCTCATCGAGCTGGAGCAGATGGAGGACTTATCCGGGACGTCACTGCTTGCTGAGTACCACGCTGCCCGCCGGGGAAAGTTGCTGGTTGATATCCCTGTATTGGAGCAGATCGACAATGTGGAGCTCTATGAACAAAGCATGCGTGAGATAGCCGCGGATGGCGAGCTGGCCAAAGCAAAAGTTGAGGCTGTTGCTGATGGGGTGATCTGTAGTGATGAGAAGCGGGAGTTGACGACGTTGTTCTGGAAGAAGATGCGCCATCACGCATATGGCTTCTTTGCGTTCATGGCTCTGAATGGCGCCGCTATTGCTGATGACTCAGCGGTATGGGTGGCGCACCGGGAATGCCGTCCCAGTGCGCCTGCGCATAAAACTCTGTGTGGAGATTAAACGCATGAACATTTTAAGCCAAAACCGCCCATCAACGCAATTTCGGTGTCGGATTGTCGGTGGACGCCTGAGCTATGAGCAAATCGTAGCGGCGTCAAATAAGCGCGGCAACAACCAACAACGCCGGGGTTTGGTAGTCGCTCGTGCAGCTGTTGATGCGGCGTGGTGTGAGTTTTACGGGAACGGGAGGGCGCATGGCTAAGTTTCCGAGGGTTGGCCATCTGTACATGGGCACCCATGGCCATATCGCGCGTGTAGTTTCGACATGTACAGAAAGGCAGATTGTCACCTATCAGCTAACAGATCCCGCCTATGAGTGGACGATTGATACTGCTCTATCAATTTTTAAAAGCCGTTTTCGGAGATTAGCAGGATGAGCTCCTTAATCCAGTTGTTGGATCGCCCGATAGCTTATAACCCTGCATTGGCAAAGCTAAAAGCGGGGAAGGTTAAGTCCGGTCCTGTTGCCGCTGTATTCCTATCACAGATGCTCTACTGGCATAACCGTATGGGCGGAGAGTGGATGTACAAGACTCAAGCAGATATCACCTCTGAAACCGCGTTAACTCGCGATGAGCAGGAGACGGCCCGTAAGCGTCTGGTATCCCTTGGCGTGTTAGCTGAAGAGCGTCGCGGCGTTCCGGCAACCATGCACTATCGCATTAACGTTGATCGTCTTGAGGCATTGCTATTGGAGGCGGCAACGGTGCCGGCGAAGCAGGATGGCCAGCAGAAAACCAGAATGGGGAAACGCCAGAATGTGGAAACCCCGCAATCTGGATTGGTGCAACCCCGCAAACTAGATTGCGGTGATGCCGCAAACAAGAATGTGGAAACCCCGCAAACAAGTATGGGGGAACCCACCGAACAAGCCTGTGGCGATCCCGCAAACTTTCATACAGGAGATTACACAGAGAATACTCAGGAGATTACTCAGGAGAATAAAAACATCTCGTCGCGGAATTCTGGCGAATCCCCCGACGTGTCGAAAAGTGATTTTCTGGCTAAACACCCCGAAGCGGTGGTCTACACGCCATCCGGTAAGTCCTGGGGGACTCAGGAAGACCTAGACTGTGCTGGCTGGATATTCCAACGCATCCAGATAATCAACCCCACCGCACGCCAACCCAACTGGACGGAGTGGTCCAACGAAGTCCGCCTGATGCGCCAGCTGGATGGCCGTAGCCACCGGGATATCTGTGAGCTGTTCAAGGTCGTGAATCGGGATAGCTTCTGGTGCCAGAACGTGCTCTCACCGCGCAAGCTGCGTGAAAAATGGGATGAGCTGACCGTCAAGCTGCTGAATAAACCCACCGGTAATAACCACGCCTCGGGCGATACCACGCTGCGAGATGCGGCCTTCAAGCGGTTTATCGGATCCGCTCTCCCACTGCGTGAGCCGTCAGCACTGGAGCAGGCAGCCCGTAAGGCGGCCAGCATGGCGAACGTCAGCAAGATGTCACCGGAGTGGGCGCAGAAGCGCTGGAACAGCATTTGGACCGAAGTCGAGCAGCGCCAGGGCGCGGCAGGGGAGGCAGCATGAGCAGAGAGAATTCAGCTATGGCCGCAGCACACCGTGATCGTGCTGAGGCGTTGGCATCACGCGGACTTTACCGCCGAGCTATCACTGAGCTGACTGCAGCGGCAATGTACGCCGATGTGTCACAGATCGGAAGCATTGTGGTGCGTCGTAACGAGATATCACGCCGTGTGCGTTGTGTTCAGCGTGCCAGCGGTGACCCTCGTATGGACTATGACAACTGCGTAGGGGGCGTGCTGTGAGCATTAAATCAAATACCCCGGCAGAGGCTAAGGACTGCTGGCAGACCCCGCTATGGTTATTCGATGCGTTAGATCTCGAGTTCGGCTTCTGGCTGGATGCCGCGGCGTCAGAGAGCAACGCTCTGTGCGCCAAATATCTGACTGAGGAAGACAACGCCCTGGAATGTGAGTGGGAGAGCGCTGGAGCTATCTGGTGTAACCCTCCGTACAGCAAGATCGGGCCTTGGGTCGCTAAAGCGGCAGAGCAGAGCGATCGGCAGATCCAGACGGTAGTGATGCTAGTCCCGGAGGGTATGAGTGTAGGTTGGTTCAGTGAGGCGCTGAAAACGGTCGATGAGGTGAGGGTTATCACCGGTGGCCGTGTCAACTTTGTCCACGCTGTGACTGGTGCAGAGCAGAAGGGGAATAGCAAGGGGTCAATGCTCCTGATTTGGCGTCCGTTCACCACGCCATTGCATCGTATCACTACGGTCTCAAAATCCATGCTGGAGGCTATAGGCCGTCCAGTAAGGAGTGCGGCGTGAGGCTGTACCTTCCGTTTCCGCCAAGCGTTAACACTTACTGGCGCGCCCCCTCGCGGGGGCCGCTTGCTGGCCGCCACCTGGTGAGTGCCAAAGGGCGCGCATTCCATACCGAATGCCGAGCCCGCGTTCTGGAGCAGCTGCGCCGCTATCCGACACCGATGGCTGGCGATCTGTCTGTACATGTCGTCCTGTACCCGCCGACCCGCGCCCGCCGCGATCTGGATAACTTCTTCAAGGCGCCTTTGGACTCTATGACGAAGATCGGCATCTGGCATGACGACAGCCAGATTAAGCGGTTGACGGCGGAGTTCGGCGAGGTGGTGAAAGGCGGCTGTGTAGAGATCACGGTACAGCAAATCTTATCGTTACCTAAGAAGCTTTCGAGCAAATAGTGTGCCAATTATGCCAATCATGATTTTTCATTTTATTTGTAATGCCTTATATAACAAAAAGATTTTCATGCGGGCTGTTTTAATATCCAGTAGAATAGATAGACCACATAGCCATGCCGGGGTATGTGGGGACAACACAACTGTGTGGAGGTAGTGATGAATCAATTGATCTCGATTGATGGTATCTGCGTTCGTCAGGATGTTGATGGACGTTTCTGCTTAAACGACTTGCACCGGGCCGCCGGTGGTGAAAAGCGTCACCAGCCAACTAACTGGCTGGCTCTGGCGCAGACAAAAGAGCTTATAGGCGAAATAATCGCCACTCCTGAGATTACAGGACTGCTTGATAATCAACCAATTACCGTAATAAATGGCGGTGACTACCGGGGTACGTATGCGTGCAAGGAACTTGTCTACGCCTATGCCATGTGGATCAGCGCAGCGTTTAATCTAAAAGTCATTCGTACATTTGACGCAATACAGTCCGCTGCTAGGGATAACTGCGCTGCCGATAAGGTACAGGCGGGGATCATGATCCTGGAGTCTGCCGCCAAGACTCTCAATCTCTCCAATTCCTCTAAGCTGGCCGGTTATCAGAAACTGCAGCAGTTCGTTGGCATTCCTGAGTTGATGCCGGCCTATGCCATCGATGCCCCATCAGATGCCGCCGATGGGTCAAGTAGGCCGACAAGTTCACTCACCGCCATTTTGAAGCGCCACAACATTCCCATATCGACACCGGCCGCATACCGGCGCCTGGTGCAGTTAGGCATCGTTCAGCACTGTGAGCGCCCTAGCCGCTCAGCCAAGGCCAAGAATGGCGTTAAGGCGTTCTGGGCGGTAACAGCGCGTGGCTGCCAGTACGGGAAGAACATCACAAGCCCGAACAACCCGCGCGAGACGCAACCACACTTCTTTGACTCCAGAGCGGGTGACCTACTCAAGTTGATGATGATGGAGGCGCAGGCGTGATGGTGCTGACTAAGAAGCAGGAAGGTGTGTTGAGCTTTATCAGTGATTTTATCGCTGCTAACGGTTTCCCTCCAACGCGTGCGGAGATTGCCAGGGGGATTGGCTTCCGCTCACCTAACGCCGCAGAAGATCACCTAAAGGCATTGAGTCGCAGTGGCGCTATTGAGCTGATCCGCGGTACTGCTCGTGGTATTCGGATCCGGGAGATAGCGTAATGCGCATGCTGTTTACCGCATACCCGCAGCGGAGTGCAGGCGTTGTCCTGCTTAAAACCGGAAAACTGACGTGCCGTTTCACCGATGGCCAGCGCGTAATGCTGGCCGATGTACCCGCGGCATTTCATGACAGCCCCGCCGGCGAACTGGTATCTGACCAACTGATTGCTGCGGATCCTGTCTGGCGCCCATTCTTTGCACATGAGCGCGTGCAGAAGGCCGCGGGCTTGTACATGAACTTTTCGGAATATTTGGAAAATTTCCACTACTGCCAGTGGAAAGGTGTGCGCGATGGATACCACGACATACAGCTGACCAATACCGATGGCGAGCATGGTGGTGCCAGGCTGTGTTGGACCTGCGACAACGCCATGCGCGGCACGGAGGGCAAGCTGTTTATAGCACTGTGCGAGAAAAACCGCGCGGAGTGGGTGATTGAGGCTGCCCGCCGCGGGCTCAAGCTGCCGGAGGGCCATCAACTGACCGGGCCGGAGCTGTGTTGGTGGGCCTTGGAGTTCGGTGTCACTGACCTGATCCCCGGAGGAATTGCGCGCCGGATCACTGGTGTAGAGCCGGAGGAGATCACCGGCGTGATGAGTGAGTCAACCATCATCCCGGATCGGCCAACGGCTCAGGGGGTTCTGGCTGCCAAGGTGAAGGCGGCGGAAGCCTTCATCCCCCAGGAGAAAATGAAGCCGGTGATCAAGCTGGCGGCTGATGAAGCGCCCGCGGTAGGTTTTATGCTGCGCCCCAAGCTGCAGCGCTGGGAGTGCCCGCCATATTTGCGCTGGGTGAAGACTCAGCAGTGCAGTGGGTGCGGTAGTCCTGCCGACGATCCGCATCACATCATTAACTCAGGTCTAGGGTTGGGCGGTGTCGGAACCAAGGCTCATGACCTTTTTGTGATCCCGCTATGCCGGCGGTGTCACGACGAGCTGCACCGGGATGTCAGTACCTGGGAGCGGCAGCACGGCAGCCAGATAGAGCTGCTAGTGCAATTCCTCAATAGGGCGCTGGGTATTGGCGCCATCCTGAAAGCGTAATGTGTGGAGAGCGCTGAACATGAATTTAGAAAATGCTGTGAAATTTTTTGCGCCTAAGACCCCGAGCCTGAGCGATGCGCCGAGAGCAACGGCGACGGATGGACTTACGGGGACTGATGTCATGGCCGCTATGGGGATGTGCCAGAGTAGCGCAGAGTTTGGATTCTCCGCGTTTATGGGGAAGGTCGGCGTTAGTGTTGCAGATCGCGATCGTGCAGTGCAGCTATTGACGCAGTTTGGCATGAAGCAGTGTGACAAAGTGGCGGCTATTCGCAAATTATCCCCTGCTATAAAGGCGAAAGTGATCGCCACCCTGGCGGCGTTTGCATACCGCGACTATTGCCGCTCAGCAGCAGGCCAAGAGCTATGTGACTGCTGTAATGGCCTGGGTATGATTTACAGGAAGGAAGATGTCGTTAAACACCCTGGCTGCGGATCCACGCCCGCTAAGATTGTCACAGAGCGTACGGGCCGCATGTGCCGAAAGTGTGGCGGGAAGGGGGTAGTGTCTGCCGTGTGCAATGATTGCCGTGGGCGTCGTGTCGCTATAGACCGGAAAGAAACAGAGCGGCAGGGGGTTCCTGTCCAATGCTCATGCAAGCGTTGTGGTGGGCGTGGATATCGCCGGCTTCCTGCAGCAAAGGCCTACCAGGCCATTAGCCACTACATCAAAGACCTGCCAGAGAAGTCTTGGCGGTATTCGTACAAGCCCTTGTATGAGCTGATGGTGGTGGAGTGTGAGCGGCAAGAAACGATTGCCGACCAGCAGTTGAAAAAAATCACCAGATAGGGATATGTGCTCTATTTCACAAAAGATAGCACCATAATATTGCATGTTGGCGTTTTTTGTGGAATTATGGCTCTAACGATGGGATATTTCACCCAAAGCCGTTGCAACACTGATTAAACCCGCCTTTGCGCGGGTTTTTTCGTTTTTGTCCGTAGCAGTGCTGGTATACGATTAAAACGATGCCGATGGGCGCGCATCGTGGGTTTGGTTTGTCAATAAGCGATAGGTCATCGCTCAGTCCAGAAAACTTTTTTTATCTTTAACCAGAAATCCAGAGGATGTTCCTTCTGGATAATCCATTAGCCTGTTAATGAATGTCTTTAAATCATTACCGTGATGCAATGATGTTAGTGAATTGTTGATGTCGCTCTTGAGCTCCCTTACCAGATGGCCTGATGGGTCGATACGCTCAATTGTTTTTACTATGTTGTGAAATATAAGGCTAACGGCCTGCTCTCTGACAACCATCATTATTTTTATTTGGTCTAACTCTGATTTCGTCTCGTAATCCATGCCGCCTCCCAGACCATGATTAACCAGCCATACCTTAAATATCTATTTCAAAGTATAGATTAACCATGGCTCGTCAGCGGTTGCGATAACCAATATCTACTTTCCAATGAGTGGCCATTAGTGGCGCGCTCTCTGCTTGCCTGGGTGAGCATTCAACTATCGCCCAGCGTTCGCTGAGCGCGAACAAAAGGAGCTATCCATGAGTGATCCGCTAACCGGTACGGGGTCGGCTGCCGGGGCGTTGGCTGGGGTGACGTTTGTCGGGATCTTTTCCGGTGCGGACGCTGGCGTAGTCATTGCGGCGTTTGCGGGGGCCGTTGTGTTTGTCCTATCGGCTGTGGAGTTTCCCGCGTGGAAGCGCATCGCTTTTGGCTTTGTGTCGTTCCTCATGGGGGTTATTGCGGCAGGGTTTACGGCGTCGATCATCGATTGGTTTCTTCCTGATCAGGTCGTAGTCGATAAGCCGATTGGTGCGTTGGTGGCCAGTGCCTGCGTTATCTGGGTGCTGATGTTCATCATCTCGAAAGCCAAGAACCCGCCGCCCCTGAATTTTAAAGGGGGTGGCAAGTGACGATCGATCTGTTTCTGCTTCACATCAATGCAGCTGTGTGCGGGCTAATCGCCATGCGGCTGCTGCTGTTTCGTCGTAATGGCTCGCAGCATAAGCGCCGGGGCGCTGCTCTGGCCTATGTGCTGATTGTGGCGTCGGCATCGGTGACGTTCCGGGTGCTGATCGGCGTGTATCACGCTGTCGACATATCCGAGACGATCATCAACGTATTTCTCATGGCGCTGGTGATGAGAGCTAAGGGGAATGTTATGCAGTTATTTCGGGGAGCTTCGCGATGACCAAAGATGAAATTTTTGATGGGCTACTCAAGCGTGAGGGCGGATACGTTAACCATCCTGCTGATCGTGGTGGCCCGACGAATTGGGGTATTACAGAGAAAACGGCGCGAGCAAACGGCTATACCGGTGATATCAGCATGCTGTCACGCGATCAGGCGCTGCGCATCTATCGCGCGGATTACTGGGAAAGCCCGCGCTTTGATCTGATCGACGTTGTTTCTCAGCCTATCGCTGTGGAGCTGCTCGACACTGGCGTCAACATGGGGCCATCGGTAGCAGCCAAGATGTTACAGCGTTGCCTTACTGCTCTGAACGATGGAGGCCGCCTTTATCCTGACCTGCAGGTTGATGGGGCTATCGGTAATCGCACGGCCAACGCCCTGCGGGCCTATCTCGCAAAGCGTGGACATGACGGCGAGGCGGTCTTGCTCAAGGCGCTGAACTGCTGCCAGGGGGCTCGCTACATCGAACTGTCAGAGGCGCGACCAGCTAACGAGGCGTTTCTGTACGGCTGGCTACGTGAGCGGGTCGCTCTGTCTTAACCATATCTGACGTGTATCCAAGAGCCTCGGCTATGCCGGGGCTTTTTCGTATCTGCGCCATGCCCAGCGCAAAAAATCACACAGAGCCTTATAGAAACAGGCCTCGGAGAAACGCCGTTATAGGTGGCGACCTCTCTGTGGGCGACGTTTCTGGGCAACGAGGCTTGTTTCTATAAGGTAACTACCGATATGAATAACTTTGTAGCCACATTACCTAACAGCGAAACCCCGACCATGAGCAGTTTAGAAATGGTCGATTACATTAATGCTGATCGGAAATCAAAAGCTGAAGCGCAAGGATTGAAATTCCCTTGTAAGCGTTTCAGTAAGATTCAGCATAAACACATTCTTGCCAAAACTCCCAAAGTCCTAGGTGTGGAGTACTCAGCCAAATTTTTGGCTGAGTATAAGGATAGCACCGGGCGCGACCTTCCTTGCTATCAATACCCTAAGCGCGAAGCCTGCTTGATGGCCATGAGCTATAGCTACGAGCTACAGGCTCAGGTGTTTGACCATATGACAGCGCTTGAGGGGAGCAAGGATATTAATCTGTTGGATTTCTCCGGGTTAACGGACATGACAATTCAACAGATGCAGAGTCGCGTTGCAGCAGCGGAAAGCTTTTCGTTTAAAGAGCATGGGCAGACCGGTAGTGGCCTCATGACACTGCGCAAGAAAGAGAAGCGAGCTATTAAGAGGGCCGAGCAATTGGTGAAGGATCTGATCCAGTTCAAGCTGTGTGACCTCGGTGATTTTCCTGATGGAGAGCCGGCATGAACCCGATCCAATTCATTCACAGTAATGTGAAAAGCGTCCTAGTGAAACAAGGATACGATCCCAACGTGGCCTTAATGGGTGCTGATATTGCCGTAGATCATTATCGCCGTTGCTCTCAAGCCAGTAAGAAAGGAGCCATATTCGACGATTGTATGCGGGTTGGAAAATCATGGGCAGACATGCAGGGACGGAAGCCCAAAGGCCGACAGACAGGTTGAAAATATGAACATTCAAACACCATGGAAGCCACTGGCGCTTATTGCGTTGGTGGCTTTGTCGTATTGGGGGCTGTCGTCCTGGCGGTATGCCGTTGGCCATGCAGATGGAAAGGATGAGGCTGATCGAGCGTGGCAGGCTAAATGGTCGCAGCGTGATGCCGGGGAAGCCCAGGCGATTACAGACAACGTGATGCTGACGCTCAACATCATGAATCAGGCGGTGGAGGCTAATCGAAATGCAAAGCACCAGATCGCACTGGAGTCACAGAGAGCCGCGCGCGATATCGCGGTGGCTATTGCGGGCGATGATTGCACTAGTCGGCTTGTGCCTACTGTCGGTGCTCAGCGGCTGCGTCAGTACGCGGACAGTGTACGTTCCGGCGCCAGCGCCACCGATCCGCGCTGAGTTAACCGCCGATACGCCAGTTCCGGCAGTACCTGATCCGCTGACCTGGGGGGCCAGCTTGGACTTGAATATCAGCCTGCTATCAGCATTAGGGCAATGCAATGCGGATAAGGCGGGGATCCGGCGCGTGGAACTGATGCGCGCCTCTCCTGCAACAGGCAATAAAAATCATATCGACAACATAAGGTAATGAGTGATGGAGAAAGCAGTGCAGATTGCGGTAAACGCCCCGGCGTTTAAGTTCGACCTGAATCAGATGGTCAATGTACGCGTTAGTGATGAGTTCGGCGAGGTGCGTGGGCGCGCTCAGTATGCCAATGCTGAGAACCAATATTACATCCACTACCGCGCCGCTGATGGCCGTGCAACTTCGTCCTGGTTCGATGAATCCCTGTTGGTTGCTGCAGAGGATGATCGCCACCCTGGTTGCCCTATCTATGGCTGTGCCGAAATGCCGGAAGGGGCGACGGTAGAAGACGAGTAAGCATTACAACAGGCCTTCAGTGGGGGGTCTGTGATAATGTAGACTTGTGTTTTTTCTGAGCGCCCCATGTATAGAAAACTATCATTGTGGTAAGTACCCAAAATGGAGGACTTATGCTTCAAGATTATTTTTCACATTCTACATCCGATCAAGAGCGTCGCTTGCTGGCAGTACAGGCAGCTTTAGAGATTGTAAAAGCTTCTGTTGGCTCTCCTACTTCTTATACTGGTGGTAAAGCTTTTGCTGATTTTAAGGCTGTAACTGAAGGGGTTGGCTCATTAGCTGATGCTATCCAGGATGCGCTGGAAAGCAATGATGATGAATAATTGTTATTCCTAATTAATAACCCGCTGCGGCGGGTTTTTTATTGTTATTACCACACTCAGAGCAATTATCGTTACAGCCAGGCCGCCATGTGCGGCCTTTTTCATGGGGGTATGTATGACGTCATCACCGTTTCAATTCACGCGAGGACGCCGCTGCAGCTATTGCGGTTCGTTAACGCATATCGTTCAATTCTGCCCCAAAACGTATGCGGGGCGCTCGAATATAGAGAGCCGTGAGCGGGTTAAGCAGCTGGTTAACAGCACCCGTAACCAATAATCGGTTTGCGCCGCCTGTCGCCGTGTCCTCGCCTTAACCGAGACCATGCCATCCTTCATGTGAGTGGGTGGGGTCATTCAAAAACAGGTAACGCCGGGGTGGTTCCCACATGCTCGCCAGCTGGAGCGATGGCGGAAGAATCCAGTGCACCAATCAACAAATGATAACCATTATCAAAAGGTACTCCCTGAGGGTGGCCCTACTGCGGGTCACGCGCCACGCGGCGGGCGGCTAGTTTTTGCACTTTGATCGCCATCATCAGCACCTGCCGTAATATCATGATTAATATATAAAAAATATAGATCCATCTGGTGAGTGTGTTTTGCACTGTCGCCAGGTGCATTTTTCTTATTCGTTGAATTTTAATGCGAAATTGTGTTTTAAGGTGGTGAATCGGGGTGTGAGATGGGAACTGTTGACGATCTTGGCACTGCCTTTGCGTGGAGTATCTCTAAGATTTCAGAGGCTTTTTCTCTTGATCGGGCCACAGTGCGCAAACGGCTGGCCGAAGCTGGTGTAGAGCCAGCCGGAGAGAGTAGAGGGAATTCCCTATATGCTCTCCGTGATGTCGGGCCAGCGCTGTTTTCTACTAATAGCGCTCCTGCTGATATCGATGCCATTCAAAACCCCGCATTGATGCCACCAAAGGACCGTAAGGACTGGTATCAGTCCGAGAATGAGCGCGTGAAGCTGGAGGAGAGTACACGGCAACTGATCCCGGAGTCTGAGGTTGTGTCTGTGTTTTCCAGTATGACAAAAGCCGTTGTTCAGGTGCTTGAAACCGTACCAGATCTTCTAGAGCGCGATTGCGCATTGTCTCCGCAGGCTGTCTCGCATGTCCAAAATGTCATTGATGATCTGCGTTTTACGCTGGCTGAACGCACATACCATGCCTGCGCATCGGATTTGGCCGGCAGTGAGGAGGGGCTAGGGGAGGACTGATGTACGCATCCGCAAAAATGATAGGGCAGGATTTATCGGCTCGATTAAAGCCGCCGCGTCGAATGAGGGTATCCGAGGCTGTTGGGAAGTATATGCGAGTGCCAAAGAGTGCAGGCAACTCTGTCGCTTGGGATCCGAATGTGTCGCCGTATGTGCTAGAGCCGTTGGATTGTCTGTCGTCGAGAGAGTTTGATGCGGTGATTTTTGTCGGTCCCGCCCGAACGGGGAAGACCGTGGCGCTGGTTGATGGATGGATTGTTTATAACATTTGCTGCGACCCGTCCGACATGCTGATTGTGCAGATCTCTGAGGAGAAAGCCAGGGAGCATTCGAAAAAACGCCTTGACCGTACTTTCCGCTGTAGCCCAGCAGTGCGCCGTCGGATGAGCCCGCGCCGGAATGACAATAACGTTCATGACAAAATTCTACGTGATGGATCCTATCTAAAAATTGGTTGGCCATCGGTAAACATTATGTCGTCATCAGACTACCGCTTTGTAGCGCTGACTGACTATGACCGTCTGCCGGAAGACATTAATGGTGAGGGTGATGCTTTTAGCCTGGCATCTAAGCGCACCACGACGTTTATGTCGGCGGGGATGACTCTGGTTGAGAGCTCGCCAGGGCGAGATATTGTAGATACGAAGTGGAAGCGGACGACGCCACATGAGGCGCCTCCCTCGACGGGGATCTTGTCACTCTACAACCGAGGCGATCGCCGGCGCTGGTACTGGCCATGTCCCCACTGTGGTGAGTTTTTCCAGCCGATTATGGAGAACGTTGTCGGCTATAGAGATAACCCGGATCCCATGGAGGCCAGCGAGGCGGCTCGGGTACAGTGCCCACACTGTATGGGGCTGATTGAACCGCATCAAAAGCGTGAGCTTAACGCGCGCGGCATCTGGCTGCGCGATGGGGAAATTAGCTATGCCGATGGTGAGCGTAGCGGAACGCCACGTCGATCTCGTATCGCGTCTTTTTGGATGGAGGGGCCGGCGGCGGCGTACCAGACCTGGGCGCAGCTTATCTATAAAATTTTGACCGCTGAACAGGAGTATGAGGCGACCGGTAGTGAGGAGACGCTGAAAACGGTCATCAATACTGACTGCGGGCAGCCGTATATGCCGCGCCGTTCGCTGGAAAGCCGCAAGAGCGATGTCCTTATGGCGCGTGCGGAAGTGATAGAGAAGCGCGTTGTACCGGAAGGCGTGCGCTTCCTGATCGCGACGGTGGACGTACAGGGTGGTAAGAATCGTCGTTTTGTCGTGCAGATTATCGGTTATGGCGCCGATGGCGAGCGCTGGGTAGTCGATCGCTACAACATCCGCTATTCCATGCGGTTCAATGAGAATGGGGAAAGTCAGCCGATTAATCCGGCTTCATTCGCTGAGGATTGGGACCTGTTGAGAACGGATGTTCTTGATAAAACCTATCCTTTGGAGTCATCGCCGGATATTCGCATGCCGATATTGGCGATGGGGGTCGATTCTGGGGGTGAAGATGGCGTCACCGATAACGCCTACACTTTTTGGCGCCGTTGCCGCCGTGACGGTGAGAGTCGGCGTGTCTATTTGCTGAAAGGGGATAGCGTATCCCGCAGCAAGCTGATCTCGCGCTCTTACCCTGACAACACAGACCGCTCCGACCGCCGTGCAAAGGCCCGAGGTGACGTTCCTATCTATCTGCTGCAAACCGATAAGCTCAAGGATCGGATCTCTGGTGCGCTATCTCGCGATATTCCTGGACCAAATTATATTCATTTCCCCGACTGGCTTGGGGAGTGGTTCTATGAGGAATTGACGTATGAGGAGCGCGATATCAGCGGGAAATGGCGCAAGCCAGGGCATGGCGCAAACGAGGCGTTCGACCTTTTCTGTTACGCGCATGCCATCGCCATTCTTCGTGGGTATGAACGTATTAATTGGGAGAGCCCTCCCGTGTGGGCGCGTTTACCTACTGAGCCATCATCAAAACCAGTAACGCAGCCCGCGTCCGAAGAAAATAAACCGGTTAACACAATCAATTTCGAGGCCGTCCTCGCGGCGCCAACTGTTGTTCCTGATAAAGAGATTAAGGGAGGGTGGATACTGTGACGCGAGAAGAATTGGAGCAGCGGCGCCAGGCTTATTTGGAGGCTGAGCGCGCCGTGTTAATGGGGAAGTCCATCTCAATTAACGGGCAGGAAATGACGATGGAAAGCCTGTCGGTGATCCGCAAGGGGCTGGAGGATATCGACGCGCAACTACGAGCTAAAACCCGACCCCGCAGTTTGCACTCAGTAGCGAGGTTCTAATGGGTATCTTGGGGAAGATGGTGACGGCTATTGCGCCTCACTGGAAGTTGTCACGCCTACGCGCTCAGCACACTATTCGGGCGTATGAGGCGGTCATGCCTACGCGTACGCATCGAGCGCACCGAGAAAATCGCTCACCTAATCAAGCCACGCAGTTTGGCGGCAAGTCATTGCGCGAGCAAGCGCGGTGGCTAGATGAAAACCACGATCTGGTTATCGGCGCTTTGGATAAATTGGAAGAGCGGATTATCGGCTCACGGGGAATCATCGTTGAGCCACAGCCCCTAACGCCGGACGGTGCGTTAAATAAGGAGCTGGCCGAAGATATCCGCATGGCGTGGGCCGAATGGTCGGTAGCTCCAGATGTATCTGGTCAGTATACGCGGCCCGTGTTGGAGCGCTTGCTGTTGCGTACCTGGTTACGTGATGGCGAAGTGTTTGTGCATACCATCTGCGGATCGGCGGTGGGGTTATCTAAGGTTGCCGGTGTTCCTTGCTGGCTGGAGGCGATGGAGCCGGATTACGTGCCGTTAGGCATGAGCGATCAAGAAACGAATCTGGTTCAGGGGATCCAGTTTAATAACTGGATGCGTCCTACTGGCTATCAAGTCTATAAGACGTATCCGGGGTTTGGCGTTGGTCTCGCTGATACCAAGGTAATCTCTGCAGATAATATGCTGCATCTGAAATTTACCCGCCGGTTAAATCAGGCTCGCGGGGTGTCGCTGTTATCTGGCGTCATTATTCGTTTGGCCGATCTCAAAAATTACGAGGACAGCGAGCGTATTGCGGCGCGACTTGGCGCGGCGTTTGGCGCCTATATCAAGCGGGGTGACGCACAGACCTTTAATGACGACAACTACGAAAAAGGCAAAGAGCGAGAGCTGAATATTACGCCTGGGATGATCTTTGACGGCCTTGGTCCGGGTGAGGATATCGGGATGATTAAGTCAGATCGCCCGAATCCGAATCTTGAGACGTTCCGCATGGGGCAATTACGAGCCGTCGCCGCAGGAACCCGAAGCAGCTTTTCCTCTATCGCCCGTAACTACGATGGCACATACAGCGCGCAACGCCAGGAGCTGGTCGAGGCGCAAGAGGGTTACGCCATCCTGCAAGATGCCTTTATCGCTGCTATTACTCGCCCGATGTATCGCCGCTGGCTGTCCGCTGCGATTGCAGCTGGCCGTATTACTGTCCCGCGCGGTATCGACAAAGAAACGCTATTCAACGCCGTTTACAGCGGCCCCGTTATGCCGTGGATTGACCCACTCAAAGAGGCCAACGCCTGGAAGGTCATTCTTCGTGGCGGCGCCGGTACGGAAAGTGACTGGATCCGTGCCCGAGGCGGAACCCCGGCAGATGTGAAACGTCGTCGTAAGGCTGAAATCGACGAAAACAGAGAGCTGGGGCTGGTGTTTGATACCGATCCGGCTAATGACACAGGAGGAGATCCCAGTGGTGGGAAAGAAGAACCAAATCATGAGTCCAAAGGGGATGGCCGCACTCGGAGCCGGACGCGGTAGTAACTGGTACAGCATGAAAGCCAGTGCGGAGGATACGGCGGACATCAGTATCTATGAAGAAATTGGCGGGTGGGGTATTTCAGCCCGCCAGTTTGCTGAGGAGCTGACAGCGTTGGGGCAGGTGAACCACATTAATCTGCACATCCACTCCCCAGGCGGTGATGTCTTTGATGGCATCGCCATCTATAACCTGCTGAAAAATCACCCAGCCAGCAAAACGGTGTATATCGATGGCCTGGCCGCTTCGATGGCCTCGGTGATTGCCATGGTTGGTGACCCAATCATCATGCCGGAAAACGCCATGATGATGATCCACAAGCCCTGGGGCGTTGCCGGCGGTGATGCCAATGAAATGCGTGATTACGCTGATTTGCTGGACAAGGTTGAATCAGTGCTGATCCCGGCCTATGCCGAGAAAACAGGGAAGACGGCAGACGAGATCGCGGCGCTGCTGGAGCAAGAGACGTGGCTGAGCGGCGTCGAGTGTGTCGAGCAAGGATTCGCTGACAAAACCATCAAGCCTGTCAAGGCGATGGCCTGCATCCAATCTAAACGAGTAGAGGAATTCGAACATATGCCGAAGAGCATCCGTAATCTGATCAATCCGCAAGCCAATGCTGGCCGTCAGCCTACCCATCAGGAACCGGCGGCGCCGGCGGGAAATCTCGACGTTAACGCTATTCGCGCCCAGGTGCAGGAAGAGCAGCGCCAGCGTGTCACCGGTATCCAAGACCTATTTGCCATGTTTGGTAACCGCCATGCCGATCTGATGGCGCAGTGCGTGTCCGATGTCGATTGCTCTGTCGATCAGGCAAAGGACAAGCTGCTGGCCGAATTGGGTAAAGGTGCGACGCCGACCAATCAGCTGAACGGTACGCAGAACCGCACTAACTCGCACATCTACGCGGGCAACGGTAACTTCACTGGCGATGGCATTCGTGCTGCCCTGATGGCGCAATCCGGCTATGAAGAAGGCCAGCGCGATAACCCGTATGCCGGGATGACGCTGCGCGAAATGGCGCGAATGTCGCTGACAGAGCGTGGGATCGGCATTGCCGGCTATAACCCGATGCAGATGGTCGGTCTCGCTTTTACCCACTCAAGCTCAGACTTCGGCAACATCCTGCTGGACGTGGCCAATAAGTCTATTCTGCAAGGCTGGGAGGATGCAGGGGAGACGTTTGAGCAGTGGACGAAGAAGGGGCAGCTTTCCGACTTCAAAGTTGCGCATCGTGTCGGCCTGGGTGGCTTCTCCTCACTGCGTCAGGTGCGCGAGGGAGCTGAGTATAAGTACGTTACCACCGGTGATAGCCAAGCGACGATCGCGCTGGCGACGTATGGTGAGCTCTTCAGCATTACTCGCCAAGCTATCATCAACGACGATCTGAACATGCTGACCGATGTGCCGATGAAGTTGGGGCGAGCCGCCAAGGCGACGATCGCTGATCTGGTTTATGCCGTTCTGACGAAAAACCCGAAAATGTCGACGGATGGTGTCGTGCTGTTTGATAGCGCCAAGCACCATAACGTATTGAGCAGTGCCGCCATGGATGTTCCCAGCCTGGATAAAGGTCGCCAGCTGATGCGGACGCAAAAAGAAGGCGATCGCCATCTGAACATCCGTCCGGCGTTTGTCCTGGTTCCGACAGCGATGGAGGCTAATGCCAATCAGGTTATTAAGTCGGCCAGCGTGAAAGGGGCTGACGTTAACTCTGGCGTTATTAACCCGATCCAGAACTTTGCCACCGTTATCGCCGAACCGCGCCTGGATGCTGCCAGTGTATCGACCTATTACCTGGCGGCCGCGAAAGGCAGCGACACGATTGAGGTCGCCTATCTCAACGGCGTAGACGCTCCGTATATCGATCAGCTGGATGGTTTCGACGTTGATGGAGTGACGACGAAAGTCCGCATTGATGCTGGTGTTTCTCCGCTCGATCACCGCGGCCTGGTGCGCTGCTCTGCATCGTAATATCGGTCGATAATCCGAACACCACGAACTGGCCCTGATGGGCTTTTTTTATGTCCTGAATTTGGCCTCTCACGGAGAGGCCTGGAGGCTTTATGGCTAAAAATTTTGTACAGGAAGGTAAGACCATCCAGTTTACTGCGGCGAAGGACGCGGAAAGTGGCGCCCTGGTTCAAGTGGGCGACGTTATGGCTGTTTCCCTTTCCGATGTTGCTGCTCAAGCGCAGGGCGTTGGCATGGCTGAGGGGGTATTCCTGTTACCGAAACTGCGGACCGATGATATGGCCACCGGTAAAAAGGTGTACCTGAAGAGCGACAAAGTGCAGTTGGCCAATAGTGCCAGCGAGCCCTATGTCGGTGTGGTGTGGGAGGCTGCCGGCACTAGCGATGATTTCGTGCCGGTAAAAATCAATGCCTAACCCATTCGACGAGCTGGCTGGCAGGATGGATGCGACTATCTCTCTGCGTTTCGGTAAGCCAGCCGAGATCAACGGCGCTTCGGTTACCGTGGTGCCCTCATCGTTATCAGCGATTCTCGGTCCAGTGGAAGCCAGCGTGCTGACTCTGATCGTGTTTTCTCCCAGTTATCGTCCTCATCGCGGTGATGATGTGCGTTGGAACAAGAAAGCCTACACCGTGAGTAAGTTTCATCAGCAAAACAGGAAGTGGGTGATCCAACTGGAAATCGGCTAATCGGGGGGGGGTATGGCATTAGTTAAAGGCATGGACAGGTTGGAGGCCGTCCTGCGTGATCTCAGCGATAAAGCTGTCCCTGCCGCCGTGCGGCGTGCGTCAAGGAAGGTCGCAGAGGCGGCCATGTTGCGCGCCGCAGAGCGAGTAGCCAGTAAAGAGAAGCTGCCCATCGATAAAGTCAAAAGGCGCATGAGGTTGTACACCCCTCGTGGCGGCATTGCGGCCTATTCGAAAATCACGGTGTATCGCAGCGCGATGCCGGTCATTAACCGTGGCTCGCCTCAGCTTATCCTCGGACCAAGAGGCCGAGGTCATACTGGTTGGCGCGGATCGGTATTAACGGCGGGTGGCCGCTCTTATCCCGGGTCTTTCCTTGTCTACATCCCCAAGTATCGCCACTGGCAGATCATGCACAGGACTGCGGCGGCGATTGCCGCCAAGCAGAGGCTGATGATTGACGCGACGCGTGAGGATATGTCAGGCGTGTTGACGCAGGCATTTGAGATGGAGAAAGACAACATCTTGAGTGAGATGGAGGATGAGCTGGGTAAGCAGCTGACGTCACAGCTGAAGCGGGAGATGAAGCGATGAGCGCAACGGAGATCCGTAAGGCCCTGGTCGATGAGTTCCGCAGGGTCTTAAAAGACGAGCCTGAAGAAGTCGCCATTTTCAATGGGCTGCCGGCGTTTGTTGACGGTGAGGAGGAGTTACCGGCGGTTTCTGTGCATCTGTCAGATATTGCGGATGACGATGAGTTTCTCGACGATCCGAAATGGCGGGCAGTTTTGCATGTGGCCGTGTTTGTTAAATCGAGCGCGCCGGATAGTACGTTAGATCACTGGGCTAGCCGCTTAGTTTTCCCGGTTGTTCCTAACTGTCGGGAGTTATTGCGCCTGTGTTCATCAATCGAGTTAGTGGGATGCACCTATGACCGCAGTGATGTCGCTGCGACTTGGGCTGCTATTGATGTGAAATATAACATTACGTTTGAGTGGGAGTGATATGGCTGATCCGCTGAAAAATGAGCCGATTAAAGGCGCAAAGACCACGTTCTGGTATTACATCGGGCGTGGTGTTGGAACCCCCCAGTCGCCGGAGCCTGACTGGCGTCGATTGGGTAAGGTAAAGTCACTGAAGCCGGGAGAGATGAAAGCCGACACTGAGGATGATTCCTATCTCGACGATCCTGATGCCGACTGGAAGCAGAGCTCTCCGGGGCAAAAATCAGTATCGGAGGCGTCGGTAACGTTAGCGTGGATGCCTGGAGACCCGGGGCAACAGGCGTTGATGGATGCGTTTATGCTGGGTAAAACGCTGGCATTTCGCATTAAATACCCGAACGATACTGCCGATTTTTTTACGGGATTCATTACCAATCTTGGCAAAGAGATCAACAGTAAAGATGTTATTACGCGAGACATTAAAATTCAGCCATCCGGTAAGCCGATCTCAGCAGAAGGACTTATCCCGGCGCTGACTGGTATCAAAATCTCTACCGGGCAATCTGCAGATGGTACGGCGGTTGCACTGACAGGCAGCCAAGGCAAATGGACGGGGAGCGCTCCCGTATCTAAGGGGCGTATCAGCCTAACCATTGAACCTATTCCGGCGGGGGCAGCCATTCCAGCATTGAGTGTTGTTTCCTCTGCGCCAGATAAGGCGTTGATCCCCGATGCTACGGCTCCCGATATTGTGCCGTTAATGGCGGGTGAGGCGGCGATCACGATCAGTGGCGGTGGCTTTACTGATAAATTAACGCTCACGTTAAGTTGATTTTTCATTGCAGCAGCCCGCCATTTTGGCGGGTTTTTTATTGGGGGCGTGGATGTTTTTAAAAAAAGAGAAATTTACTCACTGCGAGCATTCTGTTGAGCTTCGTGAGCTGTCAGCACTGCAGCGTATTGAGTATATGGAGTATGCGGCAGCAAACCAGATCAATGATGACGGCGAGATTGAGCCGATGAAGTATATCTCGGCGCTTAATCGCATGGATATCAAGCTGAATGCCATGTTGGTTGCCATGGCCACGGTATCCCCAGAAAAAATGGAGGATCCGACGGAAATGCAGGTGTTACAGCACAGCATCATGCGGGCATGGCCATCGGATGCGCTGGGAAAGGCGGGAAAATTAGTGATGGCCTTGAGCGGTATGCTTCCCCCGGAACCTGCCCCGGGAGAGTCTCCAGACGGAACCCTCGGAGAGCATGATGCGGGAAAGTTTTAGGGCGGGAAATGGCCTTTGTTTTGGGACTGGCGCGAGAGTTCCGGCGCGCTGACTGGCGGCGATGGTTGTCCTCTATGAGCTGCACGGAGTTTAAAGCATGGGCAGATTACTATGCTACCCGCCCCTTCTTTGTTGATCTGGTTGATTGCGAGTTTGCTTCCCTGAAGCTGAATCAGTTCCTGTTGGCAGGCGGAAAGAGTGATGAGGTCTCTATGCAGGATTTTTGCCTAATCACCGCCGGCGATGAAGCGCTCGAGCCCGAGGAAGATATGGGAGACGATCAAATTATGGCGGCCGCGACATTTATTCCTGGGGGGGTGCGATTTGGCCAGTGAAACTGATCTTGAGATATTTATCGGCGCTAACACGGCGCAGTTCCGTGAGTCGATGCAAAAAGCTCGCGATGATATTCAGATCGTGAACGAGGAAGTGCGGTCCGCGGCTGCCGCGACAGAAGACGGCGCCGATAAATTTACGGCAGCCCAAGTCCGGGCAACGCAACGCCTCCTGCGTTCGATCGATCCGACGTTGCGGTCTATGGACGCCCTTGAAGTAAAGCAGCGCAAGGTCGAGCAGTCACTTCGTGATGGCAAAATCTCAACGGAAGAGTATTCGCGCGCCATGCAAATTCTGTCCCGAGATCTGGAACAGACACAGGCTAAAGAGCGGCTGCATGCGGCCGCGTTTGGGCAGGCTACCGCGGCTATGCAGCGGCAAGATCAGATGCTCAAAAAAATGAACATCTCAGTCGGACAATACCGTAGCGCCGTTGGCATGTTACCGGCGCAGATGACTGACGTGGTTACGCAGTTGGCGGGTGGTCAAAATCCTCTGCTCATCCTGTTGCAGCAAGGCGGGCAGATTAAGGACTCATTCGGCGGAATAAAGAATACGTTTTTAGCGTTAAGCTCGGTTATTTCACCCGCAGCGCTGGGCGTCGTAGCCTTATCCGGCGGTATTGGTGGGTTGGCATATGCGCTGTATAAGGCCGAGCAGGAACAGCAGGCGTTTAATCGCAGCCTGATTATGACGGGTAACTATGCCGGGAAAACGACGGGGGAGTTACAAGCGCTGGCGCGAGCCATGTCTGGCGATGGTCTGTCCCAAAGAGATATGGCTTCGGCATTGGCTCAAACTGTCGGAACTGGTGTCTTTAGCGGCGCAACCGTGGGGATAGTTGCTAGTGCTGCAGCTCGTTTAGAAAATGCGACAGGAGCTTCTATTGATTCGACGATCGAACAGTTTAAGCGCTTGCAGAAAGATCCCGTATCGGCAGTGAAGGAGTTGGATGGTCAGTTGCATTTCTTGACGGCGACACAATTGGAGCAGATTAATGCTTTGGCCTCTTTAGGGCGGGAGCAAGATGCGGCAAAAATTGCTATGGAAGCCTACGCCCATACGGTAAATACAAGGGCTGAGGAGATGAAAAATAATCTTGGGCTTTTAGAGCGAGCGTGGCGCGGCGTGAAAACAGCAATAGGAGAAACAGCTGACGCTGCAATGGACTTTGGGCGGAAAAGCACTCCAGAGGATAGCATTGCTGTATTAGAAAGCGAGCTTAAGCGCCTAAAAGCACAACCTCAAAGTATTGTCGGGAATCGTGATGCTGTGGCTAATGTTTCCAATAAATTAGCAGTATTAAAGCAAGCGCAGGTATTGCAGAGTGATATCTCTGGCGTTGCCAAGGACACCACTGCGGCCAATGAGGCAAGAAAAAAACAGGTTGAAGCGACCGAAAAGCTTAATCGTGAATACGAAAATGAGGCAGATCGGCATAACAGAGCTTTGGCAAAAATTCGCAACTCTGGTGCATCGAAAGATGCTATTGAGCGTGCTATCAATGCTGAAAATGAACGCTATGCAAAATCTCAGTCACGGGGTAGTCATGGCACCCAGCAAGGGGAGAGCCTGGCCGATCGCTATAGCCAGCGCCTTGCTCAAACCCGAGAAGCATTGCAGTTGGAGCAGGCTGGAGCTCAAACCCTAACACAATCAGAGCGTGACCTGATCGCACTTCGTCAGCGTTTGGATGACCTGAAGGGGCGCAGCCTGACTAAAACTGAGCAAAGCGTAGTGGCGAATGCCGCCATTTTAGAGAAGTTACTCTCCCAGAACGTAGCAGAGGAAAAGGCGCTAGAGCAGCAGAAAGCGCTGAATGAAATGAAGCGCAAGGGCGCTCAGCTCTCTATGCAGATGGAACAAGAAGCGCAACGAGATAGCCGGACACGCTCATTTGAACTGCAGGGATTTCGAATGGGTGACCTAGCCCGTGAGCGGGCGCGGCAGGAGATGGCTCTCCGCGATCACTACGATCAGGTTATGGGGGAGTTAGAGCGAAGCGCCACACAAAAAGGGACAAAGGGTAGTGCAGAGTATTCAGACGCAGTCCGCATGTTGCAGGAGAGCCTGGAGCAGCGGTTACAGGCATTGCGTGGTTACTATTCCGCGGTTGATGCGGAGCGGGCCCGCTGGGATATTGGAGTAAGCCGCTCTATGCAAAATATTAAAGAGGCTGGGGATGATGCCGCTGGCGCCGCCGGGGAGGCGCTAACGGGGGCGTTTAATAGTGCTGCGGACTCTCTGGCAAACTTTGTATCAAGTGGTAAAGCTAACTTTCGTAGCCTGACAACATCGATCCTATCTGATTTAGCCCGCATTGCTGCACGAATGGCATTATCAAAGGCCGTTGGTGGGTTGTTTAGTATGTTCGGCGGGGCGGCAGCAAGCGGGGTTAATGCCTTTTCTTCGGGAGAATATGGCAACCTGCCACTGGTCGCAAACGCATCCGGCGGCGTGTATCGCTCGTCAGATTTGAGTGCATATAGCGGCCAGGTGGTTTCACAACCAACGTTTTTTGCTTTTGCTCGCGGGGCGGGCTTGATGGGGGAGGCAGGGCCAGAGGCGATCATGCCATTGACCCGAGATAGTAAAGGACGTTTAGCGGTAACTGCGGTTGGGGCTGGAGCGCATGGCTCGGTATTTTCTCCGAACTATAACGTTGTTATTCAGAACGACGGTAAAAATGGCGAGATAGGTCCAGGGGCACTAAAAGCCGTATATGACCTCGGGCAAAAAGCTGCAGCTGATTTTTTGCGGCAGCAGGGGCGTGATGGTGGTCATCTGAGCGGGGCATATCGATAATGGAAACATTTCGCTGGCAAGTTCGCCCCGATATGGTCGTAGAGTCTGAGCCACGGGTGCATGTTGTAAAGTTCGGAGAGGGGTACGAACAGCGCCGATCCTCCGGTTTAAATGGCGATCTGAAAAGCTATGAAGTAACAATCAAGGTCTCGCGGGATGACGCCCACGCGCTGGAGGCGTTTTTATCTCGACACGGCGGTGTTTCAGCGTTCCTATGGACGCCGCCCTATGTGCATCGGCAGATCAGGGTCGTATGCCGGAAATGGGCGTCACGGGTTGAAATGCTTAACACCGTTTTTACAGCAACGTTTAACCAGGTGATTTCCTGATTGAGAGGAGGAATAATGCGCAATATTCCGCAGGAGACCCGAAACGAAACCACAAAAACTGAGCAGGGAGCTCGCATTGATCTGTGGGAGTTCGACCTGTCATCCATAGGCGGGGATCGTTACTTTTTTTGCAATGAGTTAAATCACAATGGTGAGCCGGTAACGTGGCAGGGGAGACAATATCAACCCTATCCCATTCAGTGCTCGGGTATCGAAATTAAGGGAAAGGGGGCAACTAATCGCCCTTCGCTCGCCGTATCTAATCTGTTTGGCCTGGTCACTGGAATGGCGGAGGATTTGCAGAGCCTTGTTGGGGCTTCTGTTGTGCGCCGGCAGGTATATTCTCGGTTTCTTGATGCGGAGAATTTCCCCGATGGTAACCTAGAGGCCGATCCTGAGCAGGAGGCCGTGGTTCGCTACGTTGTTGAGCAATTGGCAGAGCTGACTGCAGAAACGGCGACGTTTGTTTTATCTCTCCCTACTGAGACTGACGGAGCCGTATTCCCCGGGCGTATCATGCTCGCAGAGGTTTGCGCATGGCGCTATCGATCTGATGAGTGTGGCTATTCTGGCCCACCGGTGGCGGACGTGTTCGATAGTCCAACGGTTGATCCCTCCCTTGACCAGTGTAGTCGATGTCCGAGGGGGTGTAAGATGAGAAGCAATATCGATAGCTTTGGTGGTTACCTGTCTATTAATAAACTGTCGCAATGATAATTTGGTAGTATCATCTTTTACCTTTACACCTATCATTTGTTAGTATGTGGCTACATTACTAATGAGGATGGTGATATGGAATTATTTATTGTTGCTGCATTGCTTGGATTAATTCCTGCATTCATAGCACAGAGTAAAGGGCGATCTTTTGGTGCGTGGTGGTTATACGGGTTTCTTCTGTTCATTGTGGCAATAATCCACTCTCTTTTAATATCTAAGAATGATAAAGCGATAGAAGACAAACAGCTGGAAAATGGGATGAGGAAATGCCCATTTTGCGCTGAATTAGTAAAGAAAGAAGCTATTAAATGCAAGCATTGTGGTAGTGATATTCCTATAAGTGAGAAAGAGCAAACGCTGGGGGAAGAACAAGAGAAAAAACCAAAGGCTCAGTGGTTTGGGTAATTGTATGAAAATGGTTCTTATCTGTTTCTATGCATTATTGCTATCATAAATAAAAAATAACAAAACCCCGGCAATAAGTCGGGGTTTTATATGGGGAATCATATGATTGATGATGAAATATTGGAGCATGCTTTACAGTGTGCGCCGATGGAGTCATGCGGTTATGTGGTGCGTATGGATCAGAGAGCGGTATATATGCCATTTGAAAACCGGTCTATTGAGCCTACGCAGTATTTCAGGATGGCGCCAGAGGACTTTTTGGCGGCACAGGCCAGGGGGGAGGTTATCGCTATGGTGCATAGCCATCCAGGGGGGCAGCCCTATCTCAGCGAGGGAGACCGAACGCTGCAGTTGGCCAGCGCCTTGTCGTGGTGGTTAGTCTGCGATGGCAATATCCATCGGTTTCGCTGCGTTCCCCGCTTATTGGGGCGGCAGTTTGAGCACGGGATATTGGATTGCTACACCCTCTTTCGTGACGCCTATGAGCTCGCTGGCCTGACGTTGCCCGATTTTCATCGGGATGATGATTGGTGGAAGCGTGGCGAAAATCTGTATCTGGAAAACTTTGAGAAAACCGGGTTTTACCGGGTTACCGCCAGTGATGCGCAGGCCGGGGATGTGGTCCTGTGCTGCTTTGGGTCATCCGTAGCGAATCATGCGGCGATTTATTGTGGTGACGGAATGTTGCTGCATCACGTCCCTGATCAGTTGAGCAAGAGAGAGAGGTATAGCGATAAATGGCAACGGCGAACACACTCAATATGGAGACACCGGGACTGGCAAGCATCCGCTTTCACGGGGATTTACAACGATTTGGTCGTCAATTTGACCTCCATGTAAATACCGCCGCTGAGGGAATTCGTGCGCTGTGCATACAGCTCCCAGGTCTGCGCCAGCAGATGTCGCAAGGGCATTATCAAGTGCGCATTGCAGGACTAACTATTACCCCGGCAGATGTGGCTCAGCGCATGCGGGAGCCTTTGCCGCACGGGTCAATTATTCATGTTGTTCCTCGAGCTGCTGGCGCAAAGCGCGGCGGCGTATTTCAGATTATCGCTGGTGTGGCAATGATCGCCGTGGCGTGGTGGAACCCTGCTGGCTGGATGGGGGCTGCTGCAGTATCTGGGCTGTACGCGGCAGGGGCTAGTATGGCCCTTGGTGGCGTTGCTCAGATGTTGGCTCCACAGCCGAAAGCGCCATCAATGGCACAGGCTGATAACGGAAAGCAAAGCACCTATTTTTCCAGCTTGGATAACATGGTTGCACAGGGAAACCCATTACCGGTTTTGTACGGCGAGATGTTAATCGGATCGCGCCGTATCTCGCAGATGCTGAGCACCCGTGATGAAGGTGGCAGCGGAAAAGTTGTCGTGATAGGCCGCAGAACATAAACCGCCTTTTGGCGGTTTTGTTATATGAGGGGTGTGCATTATGGGTAAGGGTAGTGGCGGTGGGCATACGCCGTATGAGGCACCTGATAATTTACGATCTTCTCAACTGCTCAGCGTGATTGATGCGTTGAGTGAAGGTCCGATAGAGGGGCCAGTGGATGGCCTGCAGAGCATCCTGGTTAATCAAACGCCCACTGTCGATGCTGATGGTAATGTTAATGTCCACGGTGTCACGGTGGTTTACCGTGTTGGAGAGCAGGAGCAGTCGTCACTGGATGGGTTTGAGGAATCTGGCGCTGAAACAATGTTAAATGCCGAGGTGAAAAACGCTAATCCAATAACCAGGACCATTACATCAAAAGAGATCGATCGCCTGCGCTTTACGTTCGGTGTTTCATCATTGGTTGCTGGCACCGATGACGGTGATCAGGTCGAAACCAGCGTTAATCTGAGCATTCAAATACAGCGCGCCGGCGCCTGGGTGACAGAAAAAGATGTGACGATCCAAGGAAAGCGGACATCGCAATTTTTAGCATCAGTAGTCGTCGATAATTTGCCTCCCCGCCCGTTCGGTATTCGGATGGTCAGGAATACGCCTGACAGTACATCTGCTCGTTTGCAGAACAAAACATTATGGTCGAGTTACACCGAGATTATCGATCTGCAGCAGCGCTATCCTAATACGGCTGTAGTAGGTGTGCGTGTGGATGCTGAGCAATTCGGCAGCCAGCAGGTCACGATGAATTACCACGTTCGCGGCCGCATTGTCCGGGTCCCATCCAACTATGATCCAATTACGCGGGCGTATACCGGTATTTGGGATGGATCTTTCAAACCGGCGTATACCAATAACCCTGCGTGGTGTCTGCTGGATCTGCTTACGCACCCACGGTATGGCATGGGCGATCGTATGGGGATGGCAGACGTTGATATCTGGTCCCTGTATGCCATTGCACAGTATTGCGATCAGTCTGTTCCTGATGGGTTTGGTGGGACGGAGCCGAGGATGGTGTGTAACGCCTACCTAGCGACTCAGCGAAAGGTTTATGATGTCTTGGCTGACTTCTGCTCATTAATGCGCTGTATGCCCGTTTGGGACGGTCTGACGATGACGTTTGTGCAGGACAGGCCCGCAGACAAAGTGTGGACGTATTCAAACAGCAATGTCGTTGACGGCAGTTTTAAGTACGGCTTCAGCGCACTGAAAGATCGTCATAATGCGGTAGAGGTGCGATACATTGACCCGCAGAATGGCTGGAAAGCCTCTGTGGAACTTGTAGAGGATCAGGCGGCCATCGTTCGCTATGGGAGAAACCTGCTTAAAATGGAGGCCTTTGGTTGTACGTCGCGTGGCCAAGCGCGACGTATGGGGCTATGGGTGATCCAGACTGAATTGCTGGAGACGCAAACCGTCGATTTCATGATCGGTGCCGAGGGATTGCGCCATCTACCCGGTGACATAATTGAAATCTGCGATAATGATTATGCAGGTGTCACAGTTGGTGGGCGAATACTGGATGCTGATACGGTCAGCCGAACGGTCACCCTCGATCGTGATATTGCTCTACCTCCAGGTGGTTCGGCAGAGATGAATCTTATCGGTGCCGATGGCTCGCCAATCATCATCCCTGTTGTTGATCTCCCTGCGCCAAATATGGTGCGGCTGCAGACAGTTCCGGCCGGTATTCAGGCGTATGGTGTATGGGGACTGCGGCTTTCATCTATGCGCCGGCGCTTATTTCGCTGCATGATGCTCCGCGAAAATGATGACGGGACATATGCCGTTACGGCGCTGCAGCATGTACCGGAGAAAGAGGCTATTGTGGATAATGGCGCGCATTTCGAGCCTCTGCCAGATACAGATCATGGAGTAATCCCACCTGCCATTCAGCATTTATCGGTTAATGTTCGTCCAGATAATAATCTGTACCAGGCCATTGCTCAATGGGATACACCCCGCGTAGTAAAAGGGGTTAAATTTATTGTTAGGTTAACATCGGGTGCAGGGACAAAAGATAATCCTACTCGATTTGTTGCATCAGCAACAGTTAGTGAGACTGAGTTTATTCTACATTCATTGCCGTTGGGTGATTATCAGTTAACTGTTAGAGCAATGAATAGCATTGGCCAGCAAGGGGCGCCAACATCAGTTGGATTTAGCATACAAGCACCTGAGCCCCCTGTTAATATTGATGTAATGTCTGGTTATTTTCAGTTAACGCTGATACCTCACCAGACATATTACAGCTCCGATGTGCAATACGAATTTTGGTTCTCAGAGACACGTATTACAAATGCTGGACAGATTGAATCTAATGCTAAACGCCTTGGTATTGCTACCTATTGGGTTAAGGATGGTCTCCAGAAGTTAGGTACAGATTATTACTTTTATGTTCGCAGTGTTAATCAGGTTGGAAAGTCTGCTTTCGTTGAGGCTGTTGGTCAGGTAAATAGTGATGCTGACGGTGTTCTCGATATTCTGAAAGACAAAATCACCTCTGACCAAATAACAAAGGATTTTCTGAAAGGAATTGATAATAATCTGGTACGTGACGAGTTTAATAAAGCACTGAATGATTCAGAAGCTAAAGTTGATCAGGCACTGACGGTTCTGGAGTCTGCTGTTGGTGACTCTAAGGCTCAATTACAGGCGTTGTCTCAGACTGTTGCCACAGAGGATGCTGCGTTATCTCAGAAGATTGATAACGTTAATGCTCAGGTCGGCGAAAATGCCTCTGCTGTCCAGGTGATTTCCAAGGCGCAGGCAGATCTTAAGGGCGATGTGTCTGCCATGTGGTCAATGCAGGTTCAGACCACAGAAGATGGTAAAAAGGTTATTGCTGGCATTCAGGCTACGGCTGAGGGGGGCGTTGGCCAAGTGCTGATACTTGCCGATCGTTTTGCCGTTATGAATCCCAATAATGGCAGCGAGTTGTTGCCTTTCATCATTCAGAATGGCCAGGTTATTATTGATGAGGCTTTTATGAAATCACTCAATATTAACGATAGGTTTATTGTTACTCCAGATGGACAGCTCACCATTCGATCTCACAAAGATAGCCGCGTTGGTTTAATGATGGATAGCGATCTGATACAGATTAATGATGAATCAGGCCGGCCAGTTATAAAATTGGGAGATTTGAGGAAAACGCTGGTATGAGTGACTATGGTCTGAGGATTTTTCGTGATGATGGTTCATTCCTAACACTGAATAGCGAGACAACCGTATCAAAAATTTTGGGAGTATCAAGAGTTCCTGGTGATGGCTTAAATCTCGCCAAGGCGCCATTCAATACAGGGATCGTTATTCCTGATGGGTACGATTACTATTGCTGGAATAGTGCCCCCATCGCTGGTTATGACAGGTTATCGATAGGAGGGCCGTGGGGGTTTCATCGGAGATACTCGCGCCTTGATGGCGCAAGGCGAGTGCTTATAGATACAACCAATACCGCCGATTATCGTATTCCTGCCCTGTTTTATGCTGTCATTGCGTGGCCGACTAAAACGCAGCAGAAAGCCACATATGGTTTGGAAGTGTTAAATGGGTCTGCATTATTTAGGTTGACAGGTGATACATCATTTAGCACTGAGCTTTTCAGAGGAGAGGTAACCATAGATTACGGATGGGCTCCGTCCAGAATCAACCCAGCATTTAATCGATATAACTCTGTGGTATTTTTCTATACTACTGATCCTACTGTTTGCATATCGTGTCATGAGGAGCCGCAGCAAATAAATTTTTACCCGGTAGATATCAGTAATGCGGCGCCAAGATCTGTTCGTGCTAAAGTTGTTATCTTTGGTACAGGAAATGGAGGTGGCGGGCTTCAACGTGATACCTATGGCCTTGAACTATACAATAATGGCGTGCTGGCCTATAACTCAGGGTGGCGTATGCTAACACGACCAATACTATTAAATATGAATGGTATGGCTCAAAATAGTATGACCGGGGTTTCCGGCGTTCGCAGGCCAATGTATATGCCTACAGGTGTTGGTCAGTGTGGGGTTCGCAAGCTATATCAGCGCAGCGATGGCTTTTCGATCGGCGTAGCAATGGGGCGGGTTTCTGGTGAGTTTGCTCATTCATCGCCATGGTTTGTTGGTGACTCGCCATTGATGGTACTCGACGCAGAAGATTACTTCTCCTTTTAACTTCCTCCCTTATTTCTACTATTTCACATTAACCCTTCATAAAAGGATCTGGTATGCGTGTATGCATTTTATGTCCTGCTATTTTGCTTTTTGCTGCTGGTATGGCCCAAGCGAGTTCAGGTGATTCAACAATAACGCTGACTTATATACAGCAATCGAATAGCCAGGTTGAGAAAGATCTGGTTGGGTTTAAGCAGATTACAGATCAGTTTATTGGATCTGAACACTTTGGTGCGTCCACGGCGCCATACCGCGATGCTGAAGGTGTTGCACTTTCCTATCGCTATGAGTTTACCGACTGCTGGGGCGTGATAGGGCGGCTAAGTTACACGGGATTACGCCGGGGAATGCAGATCCGGCGCGGGCATAATTATGGACCGGGTGTCCCTGTACTTGTTGATGGGCGTAGCCGTTCCCAGCGATGGGGGATCATGACGGGTCCATCGTATCGAGTTACCGACAATCTCAGTTTATATGGGCTGGCGGGTGCCAGCGTTGATCGGCTGAGCTGGCATATTCAGGTGGATGATGGCGCTAACGATGCGCTTGGGACGGCTTTGCACACTGCGGAGCAGCAGTTAACCCGTGTATCGATGGCTTACGCCGCCGGAGTCCAGCTTAACGCTGGAGGTTATGTCCTGGACTTCTCATATACCGGTGTTGGCGGTGATGACCGCAGCCATGGCTTTTTGGTTGGGGTTGGTCTTATTTTTTAGAGTTTTGACATGACGGGTAAGTGTGGTGCGATTAAATGTTATTGGTTCGCTTTGCACTTTCTTATAAATCAATAAGATGTGTATTCATTTTGTTGTTTTCTCTCTATGGGGTGGAGAAAGCATCCACCTGTATCTATTCTTAATTAAAGAAAAGCCTAAGGATGGTTGAGATGAGATAAATGAATAAGAGAAAATATGTTTTTTTATTGTTTTTTATTTTTCCGATATGTGCTTTTGGTGCTGATGGTGCAGAGGACTCTGTTCCCGTGTTTACCACCCCGTGGTCTCGCCTTTTTTCTGGTTCAGAAGCGAGATTGTCTACAGCTATTACTTATAATGCACCATTGTCTAATCAAGACAAGTATATACCAGTAAGTTATACTGAGAGTGAGACCAAAAACATATATAACCAAAGAGTCTTTGTTAGTTTTCAGTACTCCCCATTAAGCTCTTTTTTTGCTAATTTGACGGTTAGGACACCATTGCAAAATATTAATCGTTATAGAGCTGATTTTGTTTATAGTTTTGGCTATGATGATTGGAGGCCAGGAACATTCAGCCTAGTATATAGCAATTATGGTGACAATAATAAATTCTTCCCACAAGAAGGTGATCGCAGAACAAAAATAGAGCAAGGAATGATTACTGCGGCATATAAGTTTTCGCTTCCGAACTCATGGAATAAAAATATATTGATATATCCTAGTGATAGCCTAACATGCCAAATAGGCTATTTATATGGCCCAAGATATTACTCGACACAAGAGAGTAGAATACGGAAAGGGAAGAGTGTATTGCTTGGAAGTTGCGGGTATACATTAAAACATAATTATTTTTTCAGGGTTTCGACGTTCTTTTACCCAGATAGATCTCAGCAACAACCATGGGATGCAGACTATACCTATAGCATTGGCTATGTTTCAGGTTATCAACCTGGTGATTTATCAATTTCATATAGTAACTATAGCGGAACACGGTATTTTTGGCGAGGTGATCGGAATGCTAACTTTCGAGATGGGACCATTAGTATTACTTGGGCTCTCCCATTCTGAATAAATAGTCACTAAGTAACAGGGCCACCATCGGTGGCCTTTTTTATTTATGGAGTCAATATGGCACGCATTACCGGCATCCTAAAAGATGGGATGGGGAAACCTATTACCAATTGTGAAATTGCGTTGAAAGCGCTACGAACGAGCGCAAGCGTCATTGTTCATACTGTCGCATCACAGAGCCCTGGAGAGGCAGGGCTATATGACATGGCAGCGGAGCCAGGGCAGTACCGCGTAACGCTCTGTGTGGATGGATATCCGCCGGAGTATGTCGGGGATATCCAAATTTACCACGACTCTCCTGATGGCACCCTGAACTATTTCCTAGGGCTCCCAGTGGATGGTGATTTACGCCCTGATGTGATGAAAGAGTTTGAGATAATGGTGGCCAAAGTTTCAGCCCAGTCTGCTGAGGTTGAAAAAAATAAGGATGCCGCCGCAGAGAGCGCTCGATCAGCACTGAATAGCCAGCAGTCCGCCCATAGTTCAGAGTCGGCAGCCGCGGAGAGCGCCGCTGCAGCACTGGCCAGCCAGAACGCCGCGAAAGCGTCGGAGCAATTAGCTGCTAGTGGCGCCCAGTCTGCGCAGGCCAGCCAGCAAGCGGCCAAAGCCTCGGAGTCTGCGGCAGCAGACAGCGCTGCTGCTGCGCTGGCCAGTCAGAATGCAGCTAAAGAATCAGAGCAGGCAGCCGCCAGTAGCGCCCTGGCCGCTCAGGCCAGTCAGCAGTCCGCCCATGGTTCAGAGTCGGCAGCCGCGGAGAGCGCAGCTGCAGCATTGGCCAGCCAGAATGCTGCGAAAGCGTCGGAGTTGGCCGCGACCTCCTCTGCGGAAACTGCGGCAAATGATGCAGCTGCAAAAGCGGCACAGGCAACCGAGGCTACTCTGAAGGAGGCTGTGCGTGCAGATGCAGATCGTGCCGCATCCAGCGCCACGGAAGCGCATTCCTCTACAGAGCAGGCTGCTGGATCGGCAAGTAGTGCTCATAATTCGCAAATGGCAGCTGCTCAGTCAGCGTCACAGGCGGCGGGATTGGCCGATAAAGTGAAAGCTTCAGAAGCTGCAGCGGCAGAGAGCGCATCATCTGCTGCGCAATCAGTGTCACAGGCATCAAGCTCAGCCAGTGCGGCAGCAGGTAGTGCTAGCGCCGCGAAATCCTCGGAAACAGCCGCCGCAGGGAGTGCGTTGGCGGCGGAAGGATCTGCACAGAGTGCCAAGGTAGAGGCTGATCGTATCTCTGGGGGGTTGGATACCAAGCAGGATAAATCAGAACTACTGGGCGCGATTGCTGCGTTGCAGGATGCGGCAAATAAGATCGTTGTGTTGACGGGGCCCAGCTCTGTCGAGGCTGCGGACTTGAGTACATTTGCTAAATCGCTACTGAGTAAAACTGACCAAGACAGTGCTATTGAATGCCTAGGGTTAAAAGAAACCGTAACTTTAGCGGGTAATGCATGGTCAAAAAAATATATTGGACGTCTTAACAATGGCGGAGCTTTTGCTGGATGTAACCAGGGAGGCATTTATGAGGTCTCAATAGGGACGCCATCATCTGTTGCCGACTTTCCAATGAAAAATGGAACATATATCTATGGTTATGGTGTTTTATATGTAACATCAAATAGTGGTACAATATCGCAGCTGTATATATCACACAATGGTCAGATTGCAGCGAGAATTAAGTGGGGTGATCAACCAAATTTTAAGTCGTGGGCAGTTTATGACCCTAACTCCAGTTTTGAGTATGGATGTCCGCTTATTGGATCGCTAATCCCTTGGGCACTTGAGAGAATGCCTCAAGAAATATGGCCTAATTGTGGTATGCACTTTATCCCATACATGGGCCAATCTTTTGATCCAGAGCTATTCCCAAAATTACATGATGTGTATCCTGACAACAGGCTTCCTACAGATATGCGGGGGTATACCGCAAGAGGGTGGGATAATGGTAGGGGGATCGATATAGGTCGCGCATTACTCAGCTATCAAGATGATGCAATACAAAATATAACAGGACAATTTGGATGGATGCCATTTAATGGATCGTCCCCCGTAGCATCTGGTGCTTTTTCGGTTGATAAAATTGGTGCTAATGTCTGGGGTGGCGGAACTGAAAGGCGTGATTGTGCAATTGGGTTTAATGCCTCTAATGTCGTTAGAACCGCAGAACAGACTCGGGTTAAGTCTGTAGCATGGAATTATATCACTAGGGCAAAATAATTATGTTAGATAAGAATGGTAATGCGATAAATGATATCGTCATGACTGTATATGGTTTCTCTCGTAATGATCATGAGTTTATTGGAGGTTATGATGTCAGATTATTATCAGGGACAGGAATACCAAGCGACTCCACTATTCTGACGCCGCCAAAGGAAATTTCAGGTAAAACTCGTATTTTTAACGGGAGTGCTTGGGAATATATAGATGATCACAGGGGGGATACTGTGTATTCAACGTCAACTGGTGAGTCATCGCAAGTCACGTATCTTGGTGACATAAAGCCAGGATATACCCTGATAAAGCCAAGCACACCATACGATGCGTGGGATGGTACAGCATGGGTTACCGATCTCAATGCTCAGCATGCTGCTAATGTGGAACTTGCTGAACAGAAAAAGAGCCTCCTACTGAGTGAAGCTCAAGAGAAAATTGGCTTGTGGCAGACGGAGCTGCAACTCGGCATGATTACCGATAGCGATAAAGCTGCCCTGATTACCTGGATGACCTACATCAAGGCGGTTCAGGCAGTTGATACCTCGGCGGCTCCTGATATCGCATGGCCGCCAAAGCCGGCTGGTTGAGTGATTGGGGTGGGGCATGGACGCCATAAACACGTGGGACGGTGTGAGCGCGGCGTTGGTTATGTTACAAGGCAATTCTTTGAGTTCGTAACGCGAAGGTCATGCGACATTGCCGTCTATCCAGTCAGCCCACCATTGCATCATCTCTCGCCTTTTATCCAGATATTTTGCATGGTTATAGATCCCGCGCACGGACTGTTTATCTGTGTGAGCAAGCTGGCGCTCTATCGCCTCAGAAGGCCATTCGTGCTCGTGTAGAATGGTGCTAAATTGGTGGCGGAAACCGTGACCACTCGCCAGCCCTTCATAGCCGATTTGGCGAATGACCAATAGAACGGCATTTTCACTGATCGACTTATTTTTATCATTTCTACCGGCAAATACAAACTGCGATACAGGTTCAGTGACTGGCTTTAATGCTTTGAGCAACTCAGCGACTTGGTGCGACATAGGGACAATGTGAGGCTTACGGCTCTTCATTTCCGATTCGTCGATCGTAATTAGTCCGGAAGTGAAATCGACGTTAGGCCATTTCATAGATCTGAGCTCTTTGGTTCGCAGGGCTGTATACTGCAACACCATAGTGGCAATCTTCGAAACTATACTGCCTGAATATCCAGCCAATGCCTGGTTGAATGCAGGGATCTGTTCAGCAGGAAGGAAAGGGAAATTTTTCTTCCTGTATCCCTTCATTGCATCAGCGAGATCCGGCGCTGGATTGTATTTTGCTCTCCCCGTTACTATGGCGTAACGAAACACCTCACCACAACGACGCCGGGCCTTGTTTGCTCTCTCCATGGCTCCGCGCTCTTCAATCCGCCTCACAACAGATAAAAGGGCCATAGGCTCGATTTCATCCATCTCCATCGCACCTATGAGCGGGAGAATATCAGTTTCAAACATCCGCTGTAATTCATTCGCATACCCTTCAGACCATACCTGGCGCTTGTGGGCGTACCATTCCTTATAGATCACGGAGAATGAGTTATCCTTCTCGCTTTCCTTTTTGGTCCTTACTGGATCTATACCATCGGCAATATCCTTTCTTGCCTGGTAGGCTTTGTCACGAGCTTCTTGTAAAGAAACAAGAGGATATTTACCCACGGTTAAAATTTTCTCTTTACCGCCTAGTTTGAAACGCAGTTGCCACACCTTTTTTCCAGAGGCTGGTATGTAGAGGTATAGCCCGTTGCTATCCAGTAGGCGATAGGGCTTGTCTTTTGGCTTTGCTGCTTCAATCTGTTTAACCGTGAGCAT